TTGGAATTGAAAGAACCAGTGTTCGTAATTTATTTTACGGATTCAGATATTACAGCCACCATCAGCATTAAGAGAGGTAAACAGTGAAACTTAAACAGGCAGTTCGTTTTGCAAAAATGAACTCAAGAATAACGCCGAAGATTACGCCATGGTTAGTAAATCATCCAAACGGCGTTCACATAACTAATCCCGATATCTACAATCGCATATCAAGTATTTTGATGCCGACAGTATCAAAGTCTCGTGCAGGTGCTTTTCACCCATCGCAGTTGTATCAGTGCCAGCGAGCGCAAGTGTACGGCTACCATGACGCACCAAGTTTGCGAGTGTACGACCCGACATTGCAAAATCTTTTCAACGATGGACACTTTCGCCATCTCCGTTGGCAAATTATGTTGCTTGAAGCAGGCGTACTGACTGATATTGAAGTTGCAGTGTATTCAAGTGAATACCGTATTGAAGGGTCAATGGATGGCATAAACGCCGAAGAAAAATGGATGTTTGAGTTAAAAGGAACGAGCCAGTTCAAGCAGATTCAAGCACGAGGCGCTTTGCCAGCACATATCAAGCAGGTTCACGCATATTTGCTTGCTAGTGGGTTGGAAGAAGCGGCGATTGTTTATGAGTGCAAGTCAACCCAACAGTGGCATGAAATACCAATTCATTTAGACCCAAATATAATTAAAGAAATAAAAGAAATACTTGAATCTCTCAATGATGCAATTACAAACGATTACTTACCTGAAAGGCTAGAAGATTGTGAAAATAAAACAGGCGCAACCTACAACTCGTGTTCGTATTCGCAAATCTGTCACGGGTGCAACACCCCAAGCGACATCGTTGCGTTCCGTTCATCTAAATAGTGGCATACCACCAATTTCAGATTTAAGAAAAGAACTTGACGGATATGTTGAAGTTTTAATGGGTCGTGTTCCACCACCAATTGATAATGAAGAAATGACGCTCATGGAATATGCAAACGCCGTTTATAGTCGTGCAATGGAATTAACCATGTTGCTACAGCGAGCAGAATCAGAAGGTTCGGTGCTAAAAAATAGTCGCTATTACAAATTTCGCACTGGCGAGTTAAGAACATTTACAGAATTGGCGCTAAGGGCAATTGACTTGGGTAGTAGGCGTGTAACTTGGGCGCAACTGGACTACTCTATGTCACATGGTTAGTTCAACTCAAAAAAATTTTAGCCACCAAAACTCCAATAATTCCCATGTAATCATTGGCATTGACCCTGCATCTACGCACATTGCTTTTGTAACCCTCTACAAAGAACATTTTCGTGTTACAGTGAGTAAGAACCTTGGTAAAAGTGGGCCTGAAGCCTGCCATAACGCTCGGTTGCTCACACTAGAAACGATAGGCGAAACAAAAAAATGGGTAAACAAAATAAACGGTGGAGAATTGGATTTGCCCATTCATTGTTTTTACGAATTGCCAGTTTTAGGTCGTGGTGGAGTTCGTTCAACCATGGTGCAATGTTTTACATCAGGTGCAGTGCAGGCAACGCTTTATGAGAGGCAATGTCCGACATACCCAGTCAATGTCTCAAGTTGGAAAAAAGCAGTCTTGGGTAAAGGAAATGCAGACAAAAGAGAAGTCGGAGAATATCTACGACTTAGATGGGATGCTCTCTACCAGTCAGCGTCAGGAAATCAAGATGTCTATGACGCTTCCGCCATTGCCCTCTACGGAAGACAATTTCTTGAACAGAGAGTGGCGTAAATACGCACTTTGCAAAGACAAAACTGCATTATTTTTTAGGCATCGTTGCAGTGTTAGATGTATAAACCACAAACAGGGTTGTAGCCGTGTTAGAGTTGTGAGAGATTGCAAGGCATTGTGTGAACAGTGTCCAGTTCTAGAACATTGCAGAATTTGGTCTATTGAAACTGTTCTCATAAAAGGCATTGCAGGTGGATTGACCGAAATTGAAAGAAAAGAAGCGACTAAAATAATCAAAGGAGAAGATTATGAAGAAAAATTCACAGACGATTATTGTTAATGAGACAGTTCTAGTTCCAGTTTCGGAATTAAAAGGTTACGACAAAAACCCTCGCAAGGGTAATATCAAAGCGATTGCAGAATCTTTAGAGATAAACAAGCAATACAGACCAATTGTTGTTCAAAAATCTACTAAAAAAATTCTTGCAGGAAACCACACATGGCTTGCCGCTCAATCACTTGGTTGGAAAGAAATTGCAGTTGTGTTCGTGGATGTTGACGATTCCGCCGCAAAAAGAATTGTTCTCGCAGACAACCGAACAAACGATTTAGCAGATTATGACGGTCAAGTTCTTGCAGAGTTGTTGCGTGATTTAGGCACTTCTGATGGTACTGGATACTCAAGTGCCGACATGGATGCAATTCTTAACGCAACTGCCGCAGATGTTGAACAAGTTATGTGGGCATCAAATAACGCAGGCGAAGAAACACTTTCGCAAAACGACCCTTTATTGTCTGTTGGTTTAGGAGATACTGCTAGTGCCATTCGTAGTGAAGATGGCATTGTGTTTGATGGCGAAGAAGAAGAAGGTGAAGAGATTGAAAAGAAGCCCGATGATTTAAGTGGGGTTTACACGCTAAAAGACGACTTGATATTTTCAGGCACTACATTTTGGGAGATTCCATATTTGCGTGAAGATATGATGATTGAAGAATTGCCTCAACCATTGCACACTTGGGCTGGTAGTGCTACTAGAGAAATGGATTGGGATGGCTACTGGCTTTACAATTGGGGTGTAGATAGCACTTCGGGCATGAAAGACCTAAGCAAAATTTTTCTTTCGTTTTATTGTTGGGATGAATACATTGACCCATGGTGGGATAATGTCGTAAGCCACATGAGCAAAGTTCTACACGCTGGAATTAAATATGCAATCACACCAAACTTTACGCCAAACGATATGCCAAGGGCATCGTCTTTGTGGCAGTTGTATCGTTCACGATGGATTGGTCGTTATCTGCAAGAAATTGGTGTGCGTGTAATGCCCGACCTTCAGATTCGTGAAGACGAAGAGTTTCTTAAACTTGCATCAAAAACTTATCCAAAGCACTTACCATGGGCATCAATTCAAACTCAAAATTTAGTTGGTACGCAACGAACAAACGCATCAGTTACTCCTGAAGAAGCAAAAGTGCATCTTGAATGGACTAAAAAATCAGTTGAAGTTGCTAACCCTGAAAATCTTTTGATTTATAGTCATCCTAAAGACCATGAGCAGTTTCAAGAGATGTTTGGAAAAGATAGAAATGTTGTTTGCATACCAACACGACTTTATTATCTTTCAATCAAAACTAAAAACGACAAGAAACAACCCGACAGACTTTAATCATTAGTGCATTGATGTAGATTTACTCCAATGGCTAATTGACATATTGTGCTAGTTGCAATATCCAAACAAGCAAATCGGAGAAAATAATGTCAATCAAGATGTTTAACATCGTTGCTCTTAGTGACGATGCAGTAGTAATCAACGGCGCAGGTGGCGGCGGTGGCAAGACTAAAGGTGGAAGCCGTAAAAAGAAGGCTCGTAGCCCGAAGAAGAAAGCAAAGCGTGGCAAAGTCGGTGGCAGAAAGAAAGCCGCTAAGAAGGCTAAGCGCCGAGGTCGTTAAACCTTAGCAATTACGCTAAGTAAAAGCCTCACTGCAATAAAATGCAGTGGGGTTTTTGCTTTTATAGGGTTAAGTGTGCTAGTTTCTGCTACGATTTGCGTTCGGAGGCTTAGTGGCAAGCGATAAAGGTTTATTTAGAGAAGCAGGCGCTACTGGATTACGGCGCTCTAATGGCTATGTTTATGAAGAATTTTTGCCCCAATTGCAGGGTTATCGGGCGATTCAGACATACCGTGAAATGCGTGATAACGACCCTGTAGTTGGCGCTATTCTTTTCGCTATTGACAAATTGGTTCGCCAAGTATCATGGCGAGTTCAATCGGCATCATCGGCTAATGAAGATTTAAGAGCCGCCAAATTTGTTGAATCTTGCATCCAAGATATGTCAACTTCTTGGGAAGATTTGATTAGCGAAATTCTGTCAATGCTCACTTACGGTTTTTCTTATCACGAAATTGTTTACAAGAAACGACTAGGGCCTGACACAAACAGCAGTGAAACTCGCTCAAAATATAGCGATGGCTTAATTGGCTGGCGCAAGATACCGATTAGAGCGCAAGATACAAGGCAATACTGGGAGTTTGATGACGCTGGCGGCGTTACAGCCATGGTGCAGTCTTCTCCACCCGACTTCACTTTGAAGACAATTCCAATTGGCAAGGCTCTTTTGTTCAGAACTACTTCGGATAAAAACAATCCTGAAGGTCGCTCTATTCTGCGAAACGCCTACCGACCATGGTATTTCAAGCGCCGAATTGAAGAAATTGAAGCAATCGGCGTTGAAAGAGACTTGGCTGGCTTTCCAGTTATGTATGTTGACCCTGACATTATGCGAACAGATGCACCTGCCGCACAACAAGCAATCTATGAGGATTACAAGTCGGCAATTCGCAACATTCGCCGTGACCAACAAGAGGGCATGATTTTGCCTGCAATTTACGATGACAAAAACAATTTGATGTATCGCATGGAACTCATTTCCGCAGGTGGAAACAGAAGTTTTGATACGAACACAATTATCACAAGATACGACCAAAGAATTGCTACAAGTGTTTTGGCAGACTTTATTTTGCTAGGTCAAGCCGCCAATGGTAGTTACGCTCTTTCATCAGACAAAACTAATTTGTTTTCAATTTCATTGCGATGCTGGCTTGAAATTATTCGCTCTGTATTCAACGAACACGCAATTCCTAGACTCTTTAAGGTCAATGGTTTTGAATTAAAGAAGTTGCCGACAATTGAATATGGTGACATTGAAACTCCACCATTGGGCGAACTTGGCAACTACATTCAGGTTCTTGCAGGTGCAGGAGTTCCACTGTTTCCTGATGATGCACTTGAAAATCATTTGCGCTCTATCGCAAAATTGCCCGAAAAGCGTGAAAGCGCTAAGGGTGATATGTCGCAACCACAACCACAGGCTCAGCAACCACAACCAGCAAAACCACAACCACCAGCACAAGAGCCTAAAGTTGTCGCCAATACTGAAGAATCAGTGGAAAAGATTGCACTAGAGTTAAGCGAAGAATAATATGCCAAGAGCAAAAACTCTTAGCGGACAATCTTTAGCAAACGCAATTTACGCTATTACCGACAAACTTGAAGCAGAGTTCGCCGCAGAATTCATCGCACAAATGCGAAAACTTTCAAGGCGAAAGAGTTTGCAAGAACTTTTAGACCAAATTGAAGGTGGTTATTATTCAAGCGTAGCGACAATACCAACGAGTCTTTTGTCGTTGCAGATTGATACATCAAAGTTAAACGCAATTGCTCGCAAAGCCATGGGTAGTGCCGCAAGAATTACAGATGAAAAAATTGGACTCAACATCGGATTTAATGTTAAAAATCCAACCATCATTGAAGCGGCGAGAAACATTTCTGTTGACCTTTCAACTAATCTTTCTCAAACTTCGCAAAAAATTCTTGACAAAGTTATTGGCGATGCCATGGAAGGTTTGGTTACTCGCCGTGAAGCGGTAAAGATAATTGAAAGCCGTGTCGGGTTGTTGCCTGCACATTCAGATGCAGTTGACAGATATTACGACACTCTTATTCAAAGTGGTGCTACAAAAGCAAATGCAAAAAAGTTAGCCGATAAATACGCAGACAGACTGTTGAGATATCGTGCCAACACCATCGCAAGAACTGAAATTGCTCGTGCCACTGGAATTGGTCAAACAGAATTTTGGCGACAAGCAGTTGCCGATGGTTCATTGCTACCCGATACAAAGCGTGTTTGGACTACAAGTTACGATGAGCGTGTATGTGAAATATGTGGGCCGATGAACAATGTTGAAGTTGGCATATTTGAATCATGGTTGACACCAAATGGTTTTGTTGACTATCCATCGGCAATACATCCGAATTGCCGTTGCTCACAAGGTATCGCTATGTCTGCGGCACAAAAGCGTTTGTTTATTGGTAAAACTGATGATGAGAAATTTGAACAATATATTCTAAGTAAATTCAACCCTTACCATGATGAACTCGGAAGATTTACATTTGCGCCTGCTGGTAAAAGAATTTCTGCAAAACCAAAACTCAGTCGTAGGGCTTTGGGTCTTAAAGGTAAAGTTTCTTCGCTTATTCGTTTCAGTAGTGCAGAGCGTAAAGCATCAGTAGAAAAACTTGCCACAGAAGGTTCTAGCAAACTTTTGATGCCGCCTGATGCAAATGGCATTGCACAGGTGTTGCCTGAAGATGCGGCAGACAAACGCTATGGAAAAACTGTTGCTCAAATTAAAAAATCAATTGCAAAATTAGGCGTTGAATCCATATCGGTTACACCAGATTTCGGTAAAGGAAAAAATGCTAAGAGACAAATGCAGGCTACGGCACAAGCACTTGAAGAGGCTAAAGCCATGGGCATTCCAATTGACAAGTTGACAATCAGTTTTACCACTGCACTAAAAGATGCAGATGGCGAATATGCTGGCGACCAAGATAAAAGAGCAGGAGATATGGTCATTGATTACACTGATGACCGAAGAGCAAAACTAATTGCCGACAAAGTTGCCAACGATTCAGGCCCTCGCATATTAAATGCACCAACCGTTGCTCAAACTCAATACACAAGTGACTATCCAGTAGTTACATCTCAAAAAGATTTAGTTGCCAAATACACATATGGCGTAGCAGTTCACGAAATTGGTCATCACTACACTTATGTCAATGCAAACAACCCCAATGCCAAACGGCAATTTGGATTGGAAACACCTGCAAAATATGGCACTTCTGATGTTTATGAAATGCTCGCAGAAGGGTTCACCGCTTGGTGGTTGCTTGGTCGTTCACGAGTAAGAAGCACACAAACTTTCTACAAGCGATGGTTGCCGTTCGTAAAAGTGGTGTTAAACGGCAACGATACTGGTTTTGGTATTCCGACACCCGAAGCACTTTTGAAATCCATGGTTAGAAAAACAAAAGTTTTGAATTTGCTTGAATTGTCACCAACTCATCCACTTATGGTTTATTTAACTGATGGTGCATCAATACCCGATGATATTGAAAAATT